ATCTACGCTCTAGTAGATATGTATAGAACATTTGATAGGAACTAATATGTCTAATAATAATCAAGACGACAAAGCTAAAAACGAAGCCCCAGAAGTTGAACGAGAGTTAACTCAGGAGGAACGTGAGCAAAAACAAAAAGAACTATTGGAGAAGCGACTAGCTGAACTTCGTCGTAGAGATCCATTTATTTACAAATGAACATTTGGGGAATCAGTGCCAATAGTCATGACGCGGCAATTAGTGTCTGGCACGATAAAGAAATACAATTTGCCGCGCACAGTGAACGCTACAGTGGTATAAAGAACGATGGCAACTTGTGTGCCGGATTAATCGAGGAAGCCTATACACATGGCGCACCGGACTTAATCGTTTGGTATGAAAATCCATTAAAGAAAACCGCACGTCAGTTTTATGCTGGTCAGGGTCTTAAGTGGAAAGAGAATAATATCAAGCAATACCTTGCAGGCTACGGCTTAACACAAAAAGTAATCTATGAACAACACCACAAGAGCCATGCCGCCGCAGGCTACTATACCAGTGGATTCAAAGACGCCACCGTAGTTGTTATTGACGCTATAGGTGAGTTTGAAACATTAACTGTGTGGCAGGGTGAAGGCAATAACTTAAAGCAAGTTTATAGCCAGGGTTATCCTGACAGTGTTGGACTTTGGTTCAGTGCTATGACACAGCGTATTGGCTTGAAACCCAATGAAGAAGAATATATTTTAATGGGCATGGCCGCTTATGGTAATCCAGAAAAATATAAACAAGACATTTACAATGACTTCTTTAAGTCTATTAATGGTCCTGAAATTAAATTCAAGCATAACTTGCATCGTGGATGCTTATGGTGGCGCAATGATCTATTAACAGATCAAGACTATTTTGACATAGCCGCTGCCACACAGCGAGTCTATGAAGAATTATTACAGGGAATTAGCATCTGGGCAAATAATAAATTGCCCAGTAAGAACTTGGTATTAATGGGCGGTTGTGCATTAAACTGTGTTGCTAATAGTAATATCACCGGAGACTGGGAAAATGTCTGGATCATGCCTAATCCCGGTGATGCAGGATCAAGTATAGGTGCTGTGGCCGCACACATTGGTGAGCAAGTCACTTGGCCTGGTGCATATCTTGGCACGGACATGGGAAAGGAATATCCAGTTGATCAGACTATTGACATACTTAAAACAAACAAAATTGTGGGCGTTGCTTCAGGTAGAGCTGAGTTCGGCCCTAGAGCTCTTGGCCACCGCAGTTTATTGGCCGACCCACGTGGACCCGATATCAAAGACACAGTCAACGCAATCAAACGTAGACAAAAGTTCAGACCATTTGCGCCAGCAATCTTAGAAGAATATGTACATGAGTATTTTGAAATGCCACGTGGCATAACTGCCAGTCCTTTCATGCAATTCACTGCTAAGTGTAAAAAGCCCGACGAGTTCCCTGCAATTATACACGCAGACGGAACAAGCCGTGTACAAACAGTGAGCAAAAATGACAGTCCTGGATTCCGTAAGTTATTGGAAAACTGGCATGCAGAAACTGGCTGTCCAATATTATTGAACACAAGTTTGAATATTAAAGGCATGCCCATGGTTAATAATTTGGCTGATGCCACTGCATTTACTGAAAAATATAACGTTCCAGTGCTGAGTTAAAATATTAAATACTAGCACAATGCTAGATGTATTTTTCCTCAGTTACAACGAACCCTACGCCGACGAGCACTACGAGCTTTTACTTCAAAAGGCTCCACATGCTCGTCGTGTTCATGGTGTCAAGGGATTTGTTGAAGCACACCGAGAATGTGCTAGGCAAAGCATGACATATAATTTTTATGTGGTAGATGCCGACGCTATATTGGTCAATGATTTCGATTTTAGTTATACCCCCAGCAAATATAATTATTGGTGGCAGGGCGTTCCTGAAAGCGAATGCTTGACTGTTTGGAGTAGTATCAATCCAATTAATAAGTTGACTTATGGCTACGGTGGTGTTAAACTAATACCTAAGATACCATTGCTTAGAAAAAACAAGGATACTATTGACTTTAGCACTGGCTTTGGATTGCCTTTTAAAGTATTTGATAGAATCAGTAACATAACTGCTTTCAACTACGATGAATTTAATACTTGGCGCAGTGCATTTAGGGAATGTACCAAACTGGCATCTAATCTCACAAACTCTGACATGGAATCGTCAGAGGACATGGACTATGATGAAGTGGCACGTTTAAGGTCAATAACAAGACGTCGACTTAATACATGGTGTACTGTGGGAGAAGATCAATTATTTGGCAAATATGCCATAGACGGCGCAAGGCGTGGTAAGTTGTTTGGTGAAGAAAATGTTAACAATCCCCAAGCACTAAAACAGATCAATGATTATGAATGGATAAAAAATGAGTTTACTAGATTCTTTTGAAATTAAACACAAGCAAGATGAAAAACTAAGTCTCGGTGACATCCCCGTAGTATTTTTAAGCTACGACGAGCCAAATGCAGATACTAATTTTGAACACCTTAAAAAGTATCACCCTAATAAACATATTATTCATAGAGTGCATGGTGTAAAAGGCTTTGACGCCGCCCACAAAGAAGCCGCTAGAGTAGCAGATTCTGACAGGTTCTTTACTGTGGATGCTGACTGTTTAGTTGATAAAACTATATGGCACAAACAACTGGAAATCACCAGTGATATCAGTGTTGCAACATTTAGCTGGAGTAGTCGTAATATAGTTAATGGCTTAGTCTATGGCAATGGTGGTATCAAGTTATGGTACAGTGATTATGTCAAGAACATGAAAAGTCACGAGGCAGCAGACAAAGAAGATAATAAAAATAACATAGACTTCTGCTGGGACTTTGATAACTACAAGCAAATGAACAATACCTATGGTACTGTTATGAATAATGCCACTCCCTATCAAGCATTTAGAGCAGGCTTTAGAGAAGGCATTAAAATGGGTCTTGATCAAGGTCATAAAGTAGAACCCGATCAATTCAACTGCAAGATGTATCCAGCAAATTACAGCCGCTGGTTGACTTGGATGACTGTGGGCCGTGATGTGGAAAACGGAATATGGTGTATCTATGGCGCTAGACTAGCAGTATCAATGATGTACATAGAAAACTTTGATCATACATTGGTTGCAGACTATGACTGGTTTTTAAAGTTATGGGAAGAAGTAAACATAGACACGGACTCTGGCAAGTATGTAGAAGATAAAGCGCATAAACTTTTAATAGACATACGTGACAAGTTAAAACTACCACTGGTAGAATTGGACTCAGCTCAAAGTGAGTGGTTCAAGCATGTTAATATCTGTCCTGGTAAAGGTACAAACTGGCCTACACTGTTAAACTACAGTGCACTGCCACTATTTGGATTTAAGTTACCAGAATGGTGATCCCTATTTACTTCCTTTATTCCCAGGAAGCTAACATGAATGAGAACTGGGAAAGACTATTAGCAAAAGCCCCACACGCAGAAGCAGTGGCTAGTATAGGTTCAATATTTGAAAGTCATAAGCACATTGCAGATAAATGTACTGGTGACAGGTTCTATGTAGTTGATGCAGACTGTTGGATCGTAGACAAATTTAATTTTGATACTAAAATAGAACTAACGCCCAAGAGCGTGGCAGTATTTCGTGCAAAGAATCCTATAAACGGATTAGTCTATGGACATGGCGGTATCAAACTGTTTAGCAAAGACTGTTTTAGCGTGGAACGCTTAGATCGTCCTGACATGACAACTACGTTAGCAGATAGTTATATCAAAGTAAATGTTCTGGCCAGTGAGCATAGATTTAACTATACCGCATTTAGTACTTGGCGCACAGCATTTAGGGAAGCAATTAAACTAAGTGCAGGTATTAACAAAAACAACAATGCACTAGAAGATACACAACGCTTGGATATGTGGCTTAACGCAGGCCTAGAAGCACAGTATGGATATTTCTCTGTAGAAGGTGCAAGACAGGGTATTGCATATACAAAAACTGCGGACTATGACCATAGTGTAGTAAACAACTTTGATTGGCTGCGCAATAGATTTATAGAATGGACAGGATTGCATGAGTAACGAAGATCAAACAAGTTGGTTGTTTGGACTTGAAAAGTTTTTTGAATTTACAGGTCAAAAAGATAAACGTGAACTTGTAAAAAATATGATTAGAATGATACATTCTAATGAAAAAGACAAACTCTGGGCGTTAAAGAACTGCATTGCCAATGACTATGAAAAGTTCAAAGTAGAAAACAGAGATTTACGTCTAGGCCTATATGTTGAATTACTACAGCAACAACGCATAGATCATACATCTCTTTTTTGGTTAATGAACGATATATGGGCTGATGATTTTAGCAGTAAACTGCATTTATTTTTTAATAACTCTAACGCAAATACAGCCAACGATCTCTTTAGTAAGAGTCAAGTATTGAGTAAAATCTGGATGGCAGAGACATTGCAAAAATTTATCCCCAATCTAGGAAATGTCGCATTATTTGGTGGCTGGTATGCACAACACATGTATTATTTAGATAACTTATCATTTAAGCAGGTATTGAATATAGATCTAGATTCAGATGTACTTGTTAAATCAAATAATATATTAGGATCTCCCGGTAATTATAAAACACTGGCGGCAGATGTAAACACCGTAATACACGAAGGTAAAATTATTGTAGATGACACAGAGTTTGATCCTGACCTAGTTATAAACACCAGTGCAGAACATATGACCACAGAGTGGTTTGACAAACTGGCTATAGGCCAACTGGCATTATTACAGACCAATGACATGCTGGGCATGGACGGCCATGTTAATTGTTGCCAGAGCTTGGAAGAAGTAAAATCAAAATATAACATGCGTCAAGTATTGTTTGCGGGAGAACTTACACTTAGTAAAGGTCGACGATTTATGTTATTTGGAATA